GATGTGACAGATCCCGACTTGATTATTGCTGTAATCCTCAGTGGGATTGTCTCCAAAAACGCCAACGAAACCGCCCCAGCTGGTAGAGGCCGCACATTCCAGATCATGGAATGCACAGTCTGCCAGCACAGCATAGGAATTGTAAAAAGCGCCGACTCCTCTCCCATTCTTGGCACAGCCGTTAAAGGAGCACCCGTCCGCATATACCATGCTTTTTTGACAAGGGAGGCAATATCTGTATTTGTTTGCCGTCTCGTCCAACTCCCACTTCAACTTTTCCATCTGCACCGGAAGCCTGCAATTCAATACCCGGAGTTCCCTTTTAAACACGCAGTCTCCCAAATTGTTTGCCCGAAGCAGGAGACTGCCGCAGCCGTAGAAGCCATTCACAGAAACTTCTTCCGAAGCTGTTCCGCTGAGGGTGATGATATGATGCTCCGTCAGCAGACGGGGAAGGGCATCGAGATAGGCCTGCAGCTCCGCTGCGGGTATGGTAACGGCACAGGATGACGCACCGGTAGTCAGCACCATCTTCCGCACAGGCGCGCAGTCGCTTTCGGTAATAAGACCGGCAGGGGAGCAGAGCACCGCTGCGCCGCCGTCCTCGCTGACGGTCTGCCGCAGATAAAACCGCAGCACCGTGTCGCTTCCGGCCTGAATGGTCACCGGCTCATCCAGCCGGTAGACGCAGTACAGAATTTCCCCCTCATCGGGATCCTCCGCGTAGACGCCCAGTTCCGTCAGCGTGTATGCGGCCCCCAGTCCTGCCGCAGCCAGCGTCACAGGCAGAACGGCGGTGTCTCCGGCGCAGCGGGCCTCGCCCACTGTCAGCGTCTGCCGGATCTCCGGCAGCGCCGCGGCCTTGGGAATGTCCGGGGTATGTCCGCTGCCGCCCACTACACGGGTCACCCGCAGGCAGGCCCCCGCGGCAGTTTTCGCCGTCAGCGCAAGGCCCTTGTTCGTATATGTTCCCTGAATATTCATAGCCCGTCTCCTATCTCAGCCGCCGGATGCCCCGTCTGGGACGCTGGGGCAGGGGAGCCGTCACCACCGGCGCGGAAGCGGGCAGACGGCTTTTCACATCCTCCGCCAGAGACGCCTGATACGCCGCGCGGAATTCCTCCGTCCGGCGGTCCGTGTCGCCGTCGTCGCCCCCCGCCAGCAGCGGCGCGAAGGACTGGGGCACGCCGCCCCGCTCCAAGGCGGCTCTGGCCCGCTCCACCTGCTCCCGGCGGAGCTTTTCCGCCCGCAGAGTTTCCAGTTCCTGCTTTTCTTCTTCGTTCATAATTACTCCTCCGTTTCCATGGTTTCCTCGGCCTTGCGCCGCAGTTCCTCCTCCGCGTCCTTCACCCACGGCAGCTGTTCCAGAATGGTGCGCTTGGACAGCAGGGGAGAGAGGGACAGCAGCGTGCTCGCCAGCGCCGTGTGATCCTGCGGCAGATTCTTGTAAAACGTGACCTGCCCCTGGTCCAGCGCCACCGGCGTCCCCAGCAGGGCAAAGCCGCCGGAAAGCGCCGTCAGCAGCCGGTGCAGGCCGCCCAGAAAGCTGCGCTCCTTGGCAAGGCGCACCTGCTCGATGCCCCACAGCTTGTACTGCATCGCCACGCCGGAGGCGTTCCCGGCGAAGCGCTCGTCGGAGAGATCCGGCGTCATGCTCAGTTCCAGAATACTGCGGCGCAGATTGCTCTCCAGTTGGGCGAGGGCCTCGTGGTTCAGATTCTTCACCACGAATTCCGCACGGCCTCCCTCCGCCAGAGAGAGGATGCGGGTGCGGTTGGCCTCATCGATGTCCCCCTGGGTCGTTCCCTGCATGCCGTACAGGGCAAGGAAGGCGTTGGCCACCGACTGCATATCGTCCATGGCCCCGGAGAGCAGCAGGTTGTATGCGTCCAGCAGACCCGTCACCATCTCGAAATCGCCGCAGGTCTGGCAGTTGTTGTTGAAGGGCACCAGCGCCAGATGCCCCGGCAGATTTTCCTCCGGCACGCCCAGAGCCACCCGCTGACCGTCCCATGTGAAGGGCGTGACCCGTTCCTCCTCGTAGAGCATCCCGCATACGGTGTCGTCCGGGCGCTTGAACAGCCGGACGGCGGCGCGGAGCGGCTCACCGGCCTCGCCGCTGCGGATGCCGAAGCAGGTGAGGGGGTCGCACCGGCACACCCGCACGCCGGACTGTTCCAGCCACACCAGCGCGAAGCCCTCGCCGCAGATGCTCATGTCCCGGCCGATGTCAAAGAGCAGATGATCCATGGGCAGGTCGGCATAGATCCGTCCCTCCTCCGGGCGCTCATAGGAAAGGGTAGGGGGCACGCCGAGGAAATACCCGGTCTGCACCTCCGTGATGTAGCGGGGGAAGGGCACCCGCAGCAGATTGTTGGGCCGTCCCCGGACGGCCTCGCCCTTGGGCACGGGCTGCTGACCCTCGTAGTAGTCCCACAGCCGCTCTCTGTGGGGACGGACCCGGTACAAAAAGTCCGACACCGCCCCGGTCAGAGCTTCCTCCGTCAGCGCCCCGGCGCAAATGTAGTCCTGTTTCAAATACGCAAACCTCCTCGATCGCAAAACCCGGCCGGAATGTTCCGCCGCGCACCCGTTTCACCGCGA